TAGTGCCACTGCTTTTCTTTGATGTCCCCATTTTGTGGAGCCCATCAACCCCGCCATTTCGGTTCAAGGTTGATGGGTTTTTTGTTGCCTGAAATTTAAGCTGTTTAAAATCATGATGTTAGAAACACTGTTTTTTAACGATGGCGACAAAATGGCGGCAGCGTCAAAGAGAGAGCGCCACCTGTCCTGATTTCATTGGATGCGGCTGAACCGGATTTGACTCTTTTGGCGTTGCAATCGAACGAACAAAAGTTTCATGGGTAACAAAAGTATGGCTGCAGTTAATGTTCTGGCACTGGTTGTAACGCTCTTTGGTCAATGAAGATACCTGAAAACTGCTGCGAGTATGGGCGGCACTTCCACACAGTGGGCAAATCATCATTTTTCGAGTTCTCCCCATTTTTGCTAAATTCACAATAATGATACCGCATTATTCCATTTTGCAAACTTAAAAGTTCTCCATTGCGAAGAATCATTCCATTTCGAAATCATCAATCCTCACTTCAAGCTCCAGACTGGTTGTAAAACCGTTATTGGAGCTGACGGTATGCGTCAGAGTCGTAATGGTCCATTCCGCATCATCTATCGGCTGTTTAAAGCCACTGACTTTCACTGGCATTTCCGTGTAGAGATCTGCCCGACCTTCTGCCAGTTGTAGCGAGAATGACGCAACGCCGCGTTGCAGGCGTTCCCACTGCATTTTCGCCGCCCGTTCGGCGTTGCTCCGGTTGGCATAGGTGCGATAAAGTACCAGCACGTTTTCATCTGTACCCACCAGGTAATCGCCCTGCTTCGCTTCCGGCTCTTTCTTCTGCTTCTTAGTCCTGCGCTTACGCTTCACCGTGGTGCTTTCATTCTTCGCGGGTTCGCGGGTATGCAACCAGCTGGCAATTACGCCCGTGTAGGCTCCGCGATCTGCCAGGGTAAAGCGGTGACTGTCGCCGTCCTTACGTGTGATAGTGATAACCGGTAGTGGTTTACCGCTGGCGCTTTTACCCTGTCCCTGCCGGATGAATAACAGATTGCCATTTTTCACCGACGCAATAGCACCGTACTGGCGCGCCAGCCGCATCAGAAAACTGCCGTCACTCTCATTGGTCTGGTCTATATGTTCCACGGGTTTATCTGACAGGTCTTTACCCAATGCCATCTTCAGTTTGTGCCGCGCGGCTATTTCCTTCACCACTTCCCCGACGGTGGTCTTGTGCCACGACTTTTCACGGCGGGTATTCAGCGTTTCACGAAAATCAGCACTTCGCGCCCGGATAGTCAGGCGGTCCGGTGCGCCAGTGTGTTCAATCTCGTCCACCGTGAATGCCCCTTTCGGGAAAAGCGGCTGCCCCTTCCAGCCCAGCGCCAGCGTAATAACCGCACCACGGCGCGGCAGCACGATTTTTCCGTCGGCGTCGTCCAGCTCCAGATCAAGCTGGTCCGCTTCAAAGCCCCGATTGTCCGTCAGCGTCAAACTCATCAGGCGGTTATCCAGCACAGTGGTGATATCCCTGCCCTCAATACTGATGCTGAATGCGGGAGTTTTGTTGCCTTTGTTAAGCAGTTCAGAGCTGAAATTCATGACAGCAGCCCTCCCACCGTTTTACTGATATCGCTTAAGGCAGACGTTGCTGTGTCCTGCAGATTATTCAGTTGCGCACTGAGATCACCGAATATATCGGACAGGGATTCATCCACCCGTTTGAGCGACAGGGTGAACTCAATCCGGCGCGGCATACCGTCGCGGAAAAACTCCGTTTTAGTCTGATTCAGTCCCTCAATCACATACATGCCATAAATCGTGCCACTGCCTTCAATCAGGGGCCATGCTTTCCCCTGTTCTGCCATCTGCTCCAGTGCCAGCAACGACAGCCTGCCACCTGTTATCTCCGGCATAAGAACACCGGAAAGCGTCAGCATGTCGTTGTCCGGTCCCAGAAACTGCGTGGACGGACGTCGGTTTACCCGGCTGTTTGCCGCATGTCGCCAGCTGCGTTGATACTGCAGCTCCTGATACGGCACGGTGCGCAGCATAAACACGTACAATCCCAGCACCATCATCATGCGTCGTATCCCCCCTGATCGCTGTAGTTACTCCTGGCTTTTGCCTTCAGCCTGCGTTCACGTTCATCAAGCTGGCGGGCTACCTCCCGCGCAATATCCTGCGCACTTTGTCCTGGCTGTGTCTGGATGATGATCTGCGTCGGTGCTTCAATCCGGTAAATGGGCGGCACAGTAGCTGCACGACTCACCATCGCTTCACCGCCTTTTGCGGGAAGCGCCAAAGGATGCAACGGTGGAAGCTCTGCTGGCGCGGCAGCAACACCCATCATTCCGGCGACAACGGCAGCCAGTGCAGCTGTATTTCTCCGGCTGGTCACGTTTGCCGGGCCGTTAACAATTTCCGGCCCGTTTTCACCGACGATGCCAAACTGCCCGCGCGGGATATAGCCGCCGCTGTCATACATCCCCGCAAAGCCATATCCCCATGACGGAAAATCACCCGATGGCATCATCACTTTACCGTCTGCATTCACCGTCGCAGGTTGCTGACGCGTCACGCTTTCCGGCAGTTTCGCCTTTGCAGCCTCTTTACTGACAATGCCGAGTTTCTCCAGCAACCAGGAAACGCCGGATTTCAGGGAGTCCAGCGGATGCATGACCATATTCAGCCCTTCTGCCAGTGCCTCCCCGAATCGTCGCCCCATTGCCGCTGCGCTCTGCAGTTCGGCAGAGGTCGACTTAACGGGCGTCAGCAGATCAGTAAACCAGCCCCACAGCGCCTGCACTTTGTCGCCAATCCACTGGAACACGGGCTTAAGCGGTTCGAACGCTGCACTGATGGGACCTGCCGCCGCTTTGAATCCTTCCACCACGCCACCGAGAAATGCGGTGATGGGTTGCCAGTATTTCCAGACAACCAGCGCCACGCCCGCCAGTGCAGTAACCACAAGACCTATCGGACTGAGCAGAGCACCTAACAGACCAGATATGGCATACAGGGCAACGCGCAGCATCGCCAGTGGACCAGATGCCAGTACTCGCAGCACCGTGCCTGCGGCGGCCAGTCCACCGCGCAGTACCGCCAGAGGATTCATAAACATCACAGCAACAGCACGTAAACCGGATAATCCAGACCGCAAAAGTGCAACCAGCGCACCTGCTACAGTTTTCAGGACATTTCCCGTCAGTGATGCCGTGCGGCGCAAAGACGACAACGGCGCAGTAAGTAAACCTGCGGCGTTGCCCGATGAAGCAAGCCCGCGTCGCAGCAGTGCCAGTGGCGCGCCAGCCAGCCAGGACAACGCGCTGCTGGTTCGAGTTACTGCTGCCGTAACGGAAGATAACGTTTTGATACCCAACACAGAGAATCCCAGACGGATCACTGCCAGCGGCCCCAGCACTGCAGCCAGCGCCACCGCTAAGGTGCCGAGGCCGACGGTAACCGCAGCCACAACAGCCGATGCTTTCATCAGTGTGCCTGTCAGTTCCGGGTTAGCTTCCACCCAGCGACGCAACGCCCCCGTGACGCTTTTCACCGTGTACAGAATATCCATCAGCGGCTGGCGCAGCGTTTCGCCCAGGCTGCTGAAGGTGTTCTGCGCTCCGGTTTTGACCAGCAACCACTGCGCAGAAAGTGAATCCTTGTTAATGTCGGATTCTTTCTGCATGGAGCCGAGCGCATCAGTGCCCGCTGTCAGTTTTAACTGACGCTGCAGTTCCGGCAGGTTGTTTGCCAGTTTCGCCGCGTCATCGCCAAACTCTTTACCAAACAACATAGTCATGGCAGACAGGCGCTTGTCCTGCGGCAGCGCGTTCACCTTCTCCAGCACTCGCTGGATAGTTCCCATTGCATCCTTCGTCATCTGCTTTTCAATCACTTCAGGATTGAGTTTCAGCAGATTCATCCCTTCAAAGAAACTCTTGCTTTGCATGGTGGCAATGGACAATTCACGCACCATCGCGTTTGCTGCACTGGCTGCAACCTCCGGCGCAGCGCCCAGTGTCAGAAAGGTGGAACCCAGTGCCGCCGCTTTACGATAATCCAGACGATCAGCCACACCGCCTAGGCGTTGCATGACATCAATGATGTCTGCCCCTTTCGACATGGCGTTATCATCCAGATAGTTCAGCGCATCACCGAGCTGTTCAATATTGCGGGTAGGGATTTTGTAGAGCTGGGCGATTTTCCCCAGACTTTCTGACAGTTCATCCGCTGGCAGCTCAAAGGCTGTTGCCGCCTTTGCTGCCGTGCTGGCGAAGGCCAGCAGATCACGTTTCTGGTCTTCCCAGCTGTCGTCAGGGTTTGCGACGTTCATGCGCGCCCCACCTTCAACCAGTGCAGCGAAGTCCACCGCACCGTTTTCCATCGGCAGCTGTTCGCTGGCAGCCTTGATGGCATCCTGCATTTCATAAAAACGTGCAGTGCGGTTGCCATTATCGTCACGCAGACCATTGACCTGCTTTGCCACACCTTTCATGGCATCTTCCATGCTGGTATAGCTTTTTACTGCCGCCATCACTGGTGCGCCCATTGCCAGCCCTGCAGCCGTGGTGGTGGCTCCGGCACCTACAATACGATCACGTACCTCCAGCGAACGGGCATAACTGGCACGCGCCGCATTCATCCTGCGCTGAGCTTCCCCCAGTCGCTTCAGCCGCGCCTCCTGTTTCGAAAGTTCCTGGTTATAACGTGATGTTTCACGGGCTAAACGGGCGGTTGCTCCCGCATCGTCTTTCGCAGAAATTCCCGCCCGGTACAGTTCAGCACGCACAAGCGCCGTTTGCTTCTGCAAGTATTTTTGTTGTTCTTCCAGGCGTTGGACTGCCAGTGTTTGCCGACCTAAAGCCACAAGGTGCCGTTGTGATGGTTGTTCCATCGCCTCCAGCTCAGAGTTAAGCAAATTAGCCTTCTGTCTGGCATAGTTCAGCCTGTCGCCTAACTTCTTGTTATCGGCCTGCAGCTTGCGAAATTTTTCCAGGCTGTTACCCGCCTGATTGAGTTGCTTTAATGCGTCACGGGAGTTTCTGATTGCGCCAGCCAGCTCTTTCGAACTGGCCTGTGCAGCACGGAATGGGCGGGTGAGTTTGTCAACCGCATTAAGAATGACCTGCAGGCGCAGGTTATTATCACTCATCGTTGGCCCCGCTTCTCTGAATCGCTTTATACCGCCATTCCAGCACTTCGGTCAGCGGCATAACGTCAGTAACGGATGGCGGCCAGTGAAAAATGGTGGCGATATCTGCCACCAGATCGTCAACCGTCAGGCTGTCGGTAAACCGGCAAGCACCGACTTCTTCAACAAAAAAGTGACAACCTCAACCGACATGGCAGTGAGATCTGCCGGGTCCATCTCTGCAATTTCCTGTGCAGTCAGTGCCGGACTGGAGATGCGGGGGATCACGGTCATCATCGCGTTCACATCCATATCCATAATGGCCTGCAGGCGTGTGCCGCGCAGCGCACCGGACTGCGGTTTACGCAGCACAATTTCGGTAATTTCTGTTTTACCGCGCATGATGGGAGTATCCAGTTGAATGGTCTTTTCAGTCTGCTTATCGCTCATTTTGTTGTCCTGTAAATTGGGTTCTGGCGCGGAATCCCGCGCCGTTCAGATACATCAGAGGCCGAGGGCGTTGCGGTGCGCTTCCATCAGGTCCACACCGTCCACAATTTCCACCATGTTGATAAGGTCCACTTCATAGAGCACCTCACCATTGATGGTCAGCTTCGCGTAGCTGTTGGTACTGGTCACTTTGGTGGTGTTGCTTTCGCCCGTCTTCCACTCGCCGGAATCCACTTCTTTATGACGTCCACGCACCACAAGCTCCACGGCCTGTACTTCCCCGGTATCATCACGCTGGATAGAGCCGGTAAAGCGCAGCTGGATGCCATCCACCGTGGCTTTGCCCATCTGCTTAAACAGCAGCAATTCAGTACCACCAATGGAAAATTCTGTATCCAGTGCACTGTCATCCAGTCCCAGATCAACATCCACCGCCCCCGGCATACCGCCGCCGCGATACTTCTCATATTTGCGGGTGAATTTCGGCAGCGTCAGCGACTCAACGATCCCCTGCCAGTTGTTCCCGTCGTTAAACAGGTTCAGGTGTTTTAATTTGCGTGGTAAAGCCATGTTGTCCCCTTACGCGCTGACCTGGCTGGAGAAATTCACCAGGTACTGATCGGTGATGCGCTGACGCAGCATCAGGTTTTCAAGTGGCGGCACTGGCGTGTAGTCGTAATCGATGGTGAGTTTTCCGGCTTTCAGCGTGTCTTTATCGTTCACCGACTCGTCCAGCCAGCAATCACCACCAATCAGATAGCCCTGACTGACCAGGCTGCGCATTTTGGCGCGGATACCTTCGATAATGTCGCGGGCCAGCGACGGGTTCAGCGGTTTGTCCACCGCCCACATGTGCGCTTCAGCCATCGTGTCCATCAGTACCTGCGCCGTGCGGGTGTAGTTCTCAAAGGCAAAAAGCGGATCATCACTCAGACAGCGGGAACCCCAGAAGCGAAAACCGTCTTTGCGGATAAGCGTGGTAACGTCGTTCTGGTTAAGCAGACCTGCATCGGTTGCCGGGTCCTGCAGATCCCAGAACACATCAGCAGAAATTCCGGTGACACCGTTCACGCCCACGTTGGACAGGCTTTTGTGCCACCCGGTCTGCTCATCAATTTTGGCGCGCAGACCAAGCGCACGGGCGGTGGCATATGCCGTTGCTTCGGCGTTCAGCACCGTGTCCCAGCCAGTAAAGTCAGGCCAGATCAGCATCCCTTCGCGCTGGCTGAAGTTTTCACGGTAAGTGATCGCCTCCTGTACCGTCTTGCAACCATACGCTGACAGGTAGGCAAACCCACGCAGGCTTTGCGCCACACTCAGCAACTCAGTAGCAACGGCTTTGTTATCGTGACCTGGCACGCCGAGAATGCGCGGTTTAACGCCGAGCAGTGTCTGGGCAGATAACAGGGCTTTCATGCCTGTTTTTTTACCTTCAGCGGTCACTGCACCGATGATATTGGTCGTGGTTTCTTCTTCCGTTTCACCCTGCGGCACACGCACAACAACGGTCACGGGTTTTGCCTGGTCAGCGATGGCATCCAGCGAACGGGCCAGCGTGCCGGACTCACCCGCTTTACCGCTGGCAGTCAGCACATCAGTGATCAGCACGGGTTTATTAAGAGGAAACATTTTTGCATCGGCATCATCGCCCGTGCAGACCATACCCACGATGGCGGTGCTCACCGTGGTAATGGATCGGGTGCCTTCGTTGACTTCAACAACGTGCACCCCGTGGTGGTAATCCTGAGCCATAGTGGCGAACCTCCTGATTGGATTAGGCTTCGCCCTATGTTGAAGTGATTGTGCCTGACAAACAGCTATGCGCAGTTGTACCGTTATTCATACAAAATGAGGGGAAGGCTTCAGAAGCTCACTCCACACTGGCGCTTATAGAGCTGTGTCTGATCATCTGTTGATACAAGTACATAACGAATAAGCATGGTTAAGCTCCCAGACCAGAACTGGGAGCATGCCATTCACTTGTTATTTCTGTATTCTCACTGCCATTCTTTTTTGCACATCAAAAAATTTATTAATCACTCCATTGCGATTAATAAATGGATATTCTATACCTTTAAAAGTCATATAAGCGATAGTCACAACAATTGGCGACAACATCAGAATTAAATATGCGTATGAATTATCACTCAAATTTCGCACATACGCCTTCCCGAGTAAAACATCTAAAGTAAAATATAGAACAATCCCGTGCATTAGATAGATACTATATGATATCTCACCAAAGACTCTGGAGATTTTCAACTTTAACACACCAAATAGATCACATCCATTTACGATCAAAATAAATATAGCACCGTTCAATAAAATTGGCAGGTAATCAAACGAGTGAGGGAAGTAAAAAAACGAAAAAACGAAACCTGAAATACACAAAAACGATGTCAATTTCAAAGATGCAACTTTTAAGATTAATTTATTACCTCGTACTGCTGAAGCTAAAAAGCCACAGGCGAATGGCAGTAAAAAGATGTAATTTAAGTTGAGGTAATTAAACGCATATAAGCTAAATGCCGGGATAACTAGCATAAAGATATTTTTAGTTCTTCTCAAAGCAAATGCAATGAGCGGTAGAGAAAAATAGAATAACCATTCATACACAAGCGTCCAATAAATACCAGCATATATATAACCAGTATCACTAAATCCATTTATATGTGAATTACCATAAGTTGCATATATCATCCATGAAAGAATGGATTCAATTAGTTCACCTGCACTTACATTGAGTTTCCAGCCTGTTTTATATCCTATGATAAATAATGCAATTAAAAGCGAGAACATATACAGAGGATATATTCTAAAAATTCTTGATTTGTACAACGAGAACCAATTTATTTTTTTTGAATCAATTATTTTAGAAAAAAACAAAAACCCCGTTATCATAAAGAAAATCATAACGGGTAATTGCCCTGCATTCGCAAATACATGACTTGAAGGTAAAGACCATTCATTTGTTTTTATAAAGTGATGCCATATATAAGAGTGATGCAGAAACACTAAGAAGGCCAAATACCCTCTCAATCCATCAATATTAACGTTCCTACCTTTACCTTCAATTGGTAGCGGACTTATTTTATCAAGAAAATACAATATGGCGATAGCTGCAAATATAGCAGCTACTATTAACATAGGGCTATTATAAATTAACATGTAATTAACCTTAGGATTTTTCAGAAATTTTCACAGCAATATTTTTATATTGTACGCTCACAAATATATCTTTTACAATATAAATGGTCATTACCATCATCAAAAACTGTCCCAGGATTACAGTTCTCCTGAACTCAACCAGGGCGAGAGTATCTCTATCATGTTGATTTGCAACGTGCCAGTAGCCTGTTTTATCGTGTTTCCAAAATGAGCTGGTTAAAAACTGGCAGGCATGAAAATCTACCTGCCAGCTTTTTACAATGCAGGTTTATCAGGCCATTCAATGTCCGGAGCAGTAGATGTATCGACAGCTTTCACGTCTTTGACATACTGCATCCACATAATCAACTTTGCTTTATTTTCATCACTAATGGTTCCCAGAAATAAATCAGTCCGCCAGTCTGCTGTTACGGCATTAGCATCTGCAAGCCGTGATTGTCTTTCCTGTTCAGCATTGTTAACCAGCTCTTCATATGTTTTTACGGGGGCTGGCGGAGCAATAAATTCACCATCAGCGAAAAGCCAGCCAATGCGCACTCCATCAGCAAGTGGGAACACTTGAAAACCATCCGTAGCCCATTCACTCTCCCCATCCCATACCGCAATGTTGACAACAACACCATCTCTCACCATTGCATAATTCATTATGCGTACTCCCATACAATTACAATGCCTGCCATCCCTGCACCTCCAGCACGTTGCTGTGTCGCGCCGCCGTAAACACAGGCACCGCCACCACCGCCACCTGGTCCATTAGCATTAATTCCTTCTCCGACAATGGCCTGTGAACCCGCGCCCTCACCCAGAACAGAACTGCCACCAGGTCCTCCCATTGCCAGCAATCCTGAATAGCGAACACCTGGCATGGTATAGCCACTGCCAAAAATATTCGCCCCCGTGAATCCAAGTGTGTATGCACCAGCAGGCCCTACAACGGCTACATTATTACCCTCTGTCATTACAGCTCCACCCAACCCCCCTTTTGCGGTAACAACGTCACCAAATGCTGAACTTCCCCCTGTCGCCCCCGGCATTGCACTGGCTCCCGTTCCTCCGTACCCAACGGTAACCGTTGTTACTACCGGATGGTCTATGCGGGCTTTAACGTATTCTCCCGACATTCCCCCTCCGCCGCAGGCAGCATTGCCCCCTGTACCGACCTGGCATCCGCCGCCAGCGCCACCACCGCCAACCACTTCAACAATCGCAAACTTTATACCTGCAGTTGGCGTATATATCCCGGAGGCTTTGAACACCTGACATTTTACCAGTCGGCCTGTTCCGTCGCCAAGCCCAAGGTATGTGAGAAGACCAGCTACATCCTTTCCACTCAAATTAGTCAGCGTATTATCCAGCGGTTGTTTTCCCGCCAGTGCATTAAGCATTGTCGTGGCAAAGTTCGGGTCATTCCCTAGCGCCGCCGCCAGTTCGTTCAGCGTATCCAGTGCCGCAGGTGCAGAACCCACCATTGCCGCAATTGCCGATTTCACAAAAGCCGTGGTGGCAATCTGTGTATTGTTGACCGACTGCTCCGCCGTGGGGGCTGTTGGCGTTCCAGTGAGTGCCGGACTCGACAGCGGCGCTTTCAGTGCCAGCGCATTGTTAATGGTGGTACTGAATTTCGGGTCATTGTTTATGGCTGCGGCAATTTCTTTCAGCGTGTCCAGCGTGGCTGGCGCACCATTAATAAGGGCCGTCAGTGCCGCCTGTACAAACGCAGTGGTCGCAACCTGCGTGGTATTATTCCCCGCCGCTGGCGTTGGCGCTTTGGGGATTCCGGTAAATGTCGGGCTGGCTTTTGGCGCGTACTGTGAATGCGGGTCCGGTGCGGCAAGATGTTTTGCCATCTGATCATCCGCGTACACCTTCAGCTCCAGTGCCTTGTCATCCACATACTTGCGGGTTGCCAGCACTACAGCAGGGTCGATTTTCAGGGTGATATTGTCCGTGCTGCTGGTAATCAGCACCATGCGCACGGTCTGAGTGCGCCCGCTACCTTCAGCCAGTTGCGGCTTATAGCTTTCCGGGCAGTTGCCCACGGCAATCAATGCCCCGGACTCATCAAACAAGCCCACTTCACGTATCCACCAACCGCCCTCGTTTTCAGGGATCACCTGTTCGGCAATAATCTGGCTGCTGTTCTGCGGGTCGATATAGAGCATATTCAGCGCAGCCCGGCGTTTCTCATTTACCAGTGCAGTCTGCTTTGAGTCTGGCGTTGGCAATACTCCGCCGCCATCGCCCACCGCCATATGGGTAATTTTTAGCGGCACACCGAGCGCGGCGGCGCTGGCAAGTTTCGACGCGCCAATATCCGTCAGCAGGGTATAAAATTTTGTGCTCATGGATTCACTCTCATTGTGTCAATAACATGGACCGCCCCGCCTTCATGCGCGGTGCCGCCAGAAATAATTGTTTCGTTGATATACGGATAGATCGTGATTTCTTCGCCAAGATAGCTGGCGGCCCCCACCCAATGCGGACCGCTGGTCTGCAGATTGATGGACATGCCGATCATGTGACGGCTACATGGTTTGGCATCGCTTATCAGCCGCTCAAGTTCCAGATAGGTATCTTCAGTGATGCCCTGGTCCTGCACGCCGATATCCAGGCGAAACGTGCCCGGTGTTTCTCCGGTCTGCCACCACTCAATAATGCGGATCAGGAATCCGAACGGTTCCACCACCCGCCGCACGGCACTGGTAGTTCCTTTATGCTGATGAATATAAAAAGCATCCTTCACTACCTGGCGTTTGACGCTTTCTGTCCAGCCCTCGTCCCAGCGATCCACAGAGAACGCCCAGGCGAGATAAGGCAGGAAGCTGACCGGACAGGTAGCCGGATTCCACAAGTCACGCAGCGGCACCTGCAGATCAGAAATCCCGCTACAGGTTTGCGCCAGTCGGCGCTCCAGTGAAGTTGAACCCGGTGGCAGCAGACTATTCATCCGTTCCTCCGTTGGTTACGCTCCACTGCGTACATGATGCCGCCTGTGTTTTGTTCAGGATCACATCCGCCAGCGGAGAAGCCAGTTCCACACGTTGAACACCCTCAACATGCAGAGCAGCAAAGATGGCGCTACGGCGAATATCCCGACCAAGCCTCGTCTGGCTGGCAATGTACTTCTGCAGACTGGCTTTTGCCGCTGCCATTACCGGCTCTGCTTCCGGTCCCGGATAGAGAAAAATGGTGGCTTCCACGCGATACGGGATGATTTCTGCGCTGCGAACCGTAAGACGGTCAGCCACCGGGCGGACGTTCTCACTGTTCAAAGCTTTTTCCACCACGTCCAGCAGGTCTTTTTCTGCAGTTCCATCGCCTTCGCGGCTAAGGACAGTCAGCACCACCTCTGCAGGTGCCGGGCTGGTTGCACTGGCATCCGCCACCCGACCGTCGGCGCTTCGGGCATGAAATTCATAAGCTGCAGTTGGCCCCGCAACAGAAAGCCCTTCAAAGGCTGCAGGCACACGCAGGCGTAACGCTTCATCGCTTTCCATCACAGCTGCAACGGGCGGCACAGCATCATTATCAGCAGGCGTCACCGTCAGGCGTGTCACGTTGTAGTTGGCAGCGAGCTGGTCAAGATCGCCGCCCATCGCGTAAGCCACCATCACCGCCTGCGCGGCTTCGTTAATGCGCTGGCGCAGAAGCAACTCACGGTAAGCGTTCTCCTGCAACAATTTAGTGACGGGTTCAGATTCCAGTTCCAGCGTGCGGATCACGGCTTCCTGCTCATCTTTCGGATAAAGCGCCACAAATTCTGCCTTGCGTTCGGCAAGCAGTGTCTCAAAGTCCGGCACATCCACAATCTGCGGTGCAGGCAACTGCGAAAGGTCAATCACTGCCATTCTCTGCTCCTGTTGATACGGAAAGGGACACAGGCACACCGTTATTCCGCCGCCCGGTCAGCTCCACCACCATAGAACCGTCAAAGTTGCTGTTGATGGTGATGGAATCCAGCGTCAGCCGTGGCTCCCAGCGACTCAGCGCCACATACACTGCCGACATGACCTGCAGGCGTAATGCCGGATTTTGTGGCTGATCTATCAAAACCGACAGGAGGGAACCATATTCCCGGCGGGCAATGCGGCTACCCTGCGGTGTCAGCAGAATGTCCCGCACCGACTGGCGCAGATGATCAATATCAGTAATGACTTTGCCGCTGGTATTGTTCATCCCGCTATAAAGCGTCATACCGGGCCTCCGGTTGTATCGCCGCCTTTCAGGACGCCAGTATGCTGATGCGCATCAACCACAATCCCGTTAGAGCTCATCGCTCCGCCGCCCTGGGTAACGCCACCATTGATCACCACTTCGCTGTTAATACGCGTGCGGTCAGCCTCCAGTACAAACTCACTGGTTTTCATGGTGATGTTGTCAGCGGCCTCAATGACCATTGATTTGATGCCCCTGACATACCAGCGTCCGGTGGCGGGTTCGTATTCAAACCAGCCACCGTCAGGATGTTCTGTCACGCAGGCGTCCGCCGACGTCGACGGTGGCGCGAACTGATTCGAATAGATGGCGGGTAACGCAAAGGCGGTTTCCAGATTGCCGCCCAGACTCAGCAGCACCACCTGCTCACCTTCCGATGGTCGCCACCATGTGCGGGCATTCCCGGCACGCAGCGTCAGCCAGCTGATCCAGTTGGTTTCAAGCTCGCCCGTTTTCACCCGGCAAAGCCAGTTTTCCCTGTCCACTTCGGTGACTACCCCAGTGCGGATCAGGTTGGTGATAAGGCGCATGATTTCGGTTAATTGTGCGTTCATAGGGAAAGGTTGCCATCAGGGGAAGAAAGGCGGCAGTGCTGCAACTTGTATCAGTGCTGATACAAAGATCACCCCGCCAGCCATTGCAGAATCATGTCGCGGGTCATTGCCTCAACATCATCATTTACACCCAGAAGGCGACGCTCTGCGTAACGCACCTCCGGTCCCTTACGACTGACGCGATCTCGCAGGCCGTAATGGTGAACGCGGGCAATGCGCTGCACCTTGCCTTCAAACTGCACGCTGGCAGAGTCGGTGCTGGCGGCAGTTTTCAGGTATTTTGTGGTGCGCAGCTTTGCAAACATCTGACGTTTGATGCGCCCTTTCTTGCAGCGTGCTGTTACCCTGCGCGGTTCATAACTGCTGCCATCTGGATTGCGCTGCATCCTGATGTTCTGTTGCTGTGTCCGGCGCAGTTCCTGCGCCAGCTGACGCATCATGCGGCTTCTTGCGACTGGCTCCAGATTCGCCAGCAAGGCACTCAGCCAGTCGTCTACTTTCTGCAGTTCAGCCACGTTTCACCGTCCACATTTCTTCAGGTTCATCGGGTTCCGTTATCGCTTCAACGCTCGACACACTTCCTTCAGTGCTGACCAGCACACGCTCCGTCAGCTGCAGGTTCAGGCTGATATCACAGACATCGTTGCGCAGAATATCCACCTCAAAGGTGAATAGCTTTTCCCGTAACGCCGGGTTATTGATGGCATCAGACTGGTTATCCCGCAGCCACAGCAAAACCGGGGCCATCAGCAGATTCTGGTCGCCGCTGAAATCTTCAATCACCACGTTCAGAGTGTAGCGGTACTCCCATGACATGGAGCTGGCCCCGGTGGCAACCAGCGAACCGTTATCCACAAACAGATGCAGTTTGTCCGGGTTATTACGGACATAAGGCACTGCTTTATTGAGGGCGTGGCGCAGGGATTGTGGTTTGTTCACTGTTTCGCTCCTGACACGCAATAATCATGTCCACTTTGTCTGCACAGACCGCCCAGGCGGCCTCCGTTTCATCCAGCAATGCGTTCAGATCACCGTTATTGTGTGGCGCTGCCTGATCCAGCTGACACGGCGTCACTCGCGGACAACCACTGACGGTAAGCTGCACCTCCGGTGAGTGCCGGACGTTCTCGCAGCCGGATAATGTCAGCAGGCAAAGGAGTATCAGCCCAGCGGCGTAAATCCTCGTTCTCACGTTTCAGTTCCTCAATCCGGCGTTGTCGTTGTCTCAACAGTGCACTGGTCTGTTCTGCTTCGGCATAGAGCCGCGCCTGCTCCCGGTTGTTAGTTTCAGTCAGAATGGACAAGCTGATAAGCTGGCTGTTGCTCTTTGCCAGTGCCTGGCTTTTGCTCTGCAGCTCGTCCGCCTGCGTGCTGATGGTCCGGCTGGCATCAGCCAGCCGCCACGTCTGCCAGCCCAGCGCCACCAGTAATAACGCCAGCACAACCAGCAGCAACCGGTTCATGCTGCTACCTGTTGCGCCATCTGGTTACGGGTGATCCAGAAGGCAATAACGGTCAGCAGATAAAGGACCAGGGTAATGGTCCACCCCGTCCAGGCGAGACTGACAACAATCAGCAATCGCATCACCCAGCTGATAAATACGTTTTCTTTTCGGGTAATGGTCTTCAGCAAAGATGCCCTCAACTCCTGCCAGAGCGGGCCGTTCTTAATTAACGCAGCCAGTGCTACCGGAATTGCCACCCATGTCAGCAGACAGGCTACCCAGACACCGGACGCTGCCAGTACCGGAAAAATCCCCTGCGGATACACCATTGCTGCGATCAACAGCGCCATCCATAACATCAGAAACAGCCCGCTGATTAATTTCTTTTTCATTTCAGTTTGCTCCCTGTAAACACCAGGCCATCTCCCGCGCACGGCGGTTATCCAGCCCCTGATTAAACACACCTTTTACATAAACCCAGCGCGGCAACTGTCGGCACGCATCCGCCCAGCGCCGCTGATTGAGTAATTTCACCAGCGTGGAACTGCAGGCATTGCCCGTTCCCACGTTGAAGGCAAACGACACCACCGAGTCATACACCTTTTGTGGCGGCTGTTGCTTCACACATCTTTCCAGCGCCCGCTCCACACGTAGCACGTTGGAGATCAGCCCTTCCGCTGCCTGTCGTTCCGTAATGGTTTTGCCTGGAATGACGCCAGATGTATTACCAATGCCGTCGGTCCAGACACCCGCGCTGCACTGATACGGCTGCAGACGACAGCCTTCGTAATCGGCAATCAGTTTCAGCCCCTCCACGGAGGTGTGAAGCTGCTGAAAACCCGGCAGCGTGGCAGCAATAGCCAGCACGGCCCCGACAAGGCAGCGTTTAACGATTGATGGATTCATAGTCCTCCCGCGAGATCTGCCCGTCGCGCAGAAGCTGGTAGGCTTTGTGTTTGTAGTACCAGTTGATAGCCAGCATCAGCACACCAATCATCAGGCCGCCCAGCGTTGAGGCATCCTTGATGGACAAATCGCCCAGCCAGGCCAGCACAACGGCGATGCAGTACGTGATAAAGGCGCTGATTCGCTCAAGCGTCATAATTCAGTCCCATAGCTGGACGGTCTGCACGGTGGTGGTGGTCGGAATATCCGGCAGCTCCACCTGCAGCCCGTGAGGTAAAAAGGGGCCATATTCGGCAAGCCCCGGATTTGCCTTCAGTACCTGCTCCGTGACACCCTGCGTGCGCCCGTAATGACGCCAGCAAAGCGCGTCCACCGTGTCATACTGATGCGCACGCACTTTCATCAGATAAGCTCCACTGTGCAGTGCGGCGCATCCTGCACCCGGCTGATGGCCCAGCGGGCGTCACGCCATAAATCACCGCTTGCTTCCGCCAGTTCCTCGCCCCGCTTCACACCGGATGCCGTGGCGTCATAGTCCTGGTAACGTTCGTTGAGCATGGCGCGTGCCCAGCAGTAAACCGCGTTGAAATAGTGCTGAATGCGCTCACTTTTGCCGTCCAGTTGTTCCGCCGGAACCTCTGCCAGCGAGGCATACCCCAGCATCTGCTGGCGTCTGCGAAACTCATACAGCTCAGCGTTGACCTCCGAAATTGCCGACAGGGCAACCTGTTTTAAACGCGGCTGCGTCACCGTGCCGTCAGTGCGCATGACACTGCGAAACTCCGACAGGTCCACATCAGGCCAGAACGGCGTATTTCTGATGATTTCCGCCTGTTCCGGTGCCTGTTCTGGCGCAACAAACTTCATGCTGCTTTCTCCTGAAATAGAGGGCGGTGGACGGGGTTTTGATGTGGCTGTGCCTTTCGCCACCCCGTGCCGCCCGTGCGCGGGGGCACGTTCTGTCAGCGGCTGTCATTGCGCAGTCTGCGCTCCAGCTGCTGTTTGTCTTTTTTCACGCCACAGCGGGGATCGAGCTGTAACGCATGGTTGAGATGATTAAGGGCGGAAGCCGGATTAGTTTCACTCAGGACTACGCCAATCGCTTTATGCAGACGCGCCCGTGACTGGTCCGGCATATCCAGACCGTCTGTCAGCTCCAGCGTCTGCAGCAACAGATCCGCATCAAAGCCGGTGGCGGCAAGCATTGCGCTCTGCGCTGCGTCTGCCATTTCCTCTGCCAGCACGGTCTGCACGTTGCGGTTACCCAGCGGCATCACCCAGCCATAACGCAGGGCATGACGCCTGATCTCCAGCGCCCCGGCATAATCTCCGGCATCAATGCGCCACAGCATCACGTACATCAGCACGTCATCCTGTTGCGCGCCTCCGGCACCCAGGACACCCTCTGCCCAGGCGGCGTACTTCGGCAGCAGTTCCACCTTGATTTCCGCTTTTTTGACCGTGGACTGAACGCCCTTGAGACGGCGGCGGTCTTCCGCCAGTTGCAGCAGCATCAGGTCATAGCCCGACGCGTGGCGAACACTGCCGCCCTCACGGGCGGCCTGTTCAGCCTGAACGCGCAGGCGATGCTGCCGTGCGGGACTCAGGCTCATGAATTACGCTCCGGCTTCTGCTGCAGCGGCGCTGAAATCGCCAATCTGGATGTTTTCCACCAGTGCGGCGCAGCGGTAGTCCTCAACCACATAGGCTTCGTTAACGGATTCAAAGTTTTCAATCCGGTCACGTTTCGGGTTGTCGATAACTGAACGGCGGCGGGTGTCTTCCTGCCAGTAGATGGACAGGTTATCCAGACGGGTGATCAGCAGCGCATTCGGCGGGAAGAACGGCGCACGCACGGCCTGCAGGCCCCCCATGCGTTTCTGACTGATGATCATATCGGCAGCCAGTTTTTCACTGTTTTCCTGCTCTTTGTTGACCAGCGGGAAATACTTGTCAGACAGCAGTTCACGACCGCAAATCACCACCAGATCGTCATCGTCCTGGTAGACCACGTCGATAAGCTCATTGACCGCATCCATCACCACCGCGTCCAGGTTGGCATATTCGCCACCTTTCCCGACTTTCACCGCACCCGGTGTGGTTTCACCGCCCGTGGTGGTGCTGCCCATGACGTGATCCGGTGCATCCTCACGGATTTTCTGCAGCCAGCCTTTGTTCACATCCTGCAGCAGCGGGTTTTCGCTACGGTTGGAGGTTTTCGCACGCTTCACGCCGTTAAAGCCGATCATGATGCGGTCCAGTGCCTGACGTGTCACGATGGCGTTACGGATACGCACCTGGAAATCCTGAAACTTCGCCCACAGGTCCAGCTTCGCGTAGGTCAGCACCGTGTCAAAGTTGGTCTGTTCGCATTTGTATTCCACATCGACCATCAGCGTCGGATCGACAGGTTCACGCTCTTTCGCGGTGGTGTCAGTGGTTCCGGCAATGGTGCTGCCAACACCCAGCCCCAGCAACTGACCAGACTGCTCAGTCACTGGCGTGACGTTAATCAGCGTCAGGAAAGAGGCGGACTGCTGGATCTGGTCTTCCAGCGTCTGCTGCACGGACGGCTCTACGGTGAACTTGCTGGACAGTTCTTCAACTGCCACACCGTTCAGACGCGCCAGCTGCTGCAGGTAAGCGTTAAAAGCAAAGCGGGTATTCTTCTTCATCGGGTTTTGTGCTCCATCAGCAATTGGTCAGAGTGTCAGCGGGGGCGTTACCGCCCGTTGCACGCTGGCGGTAGTCCTGGCGGCTGTCTTCATGGCTCAGCTTATTCACCAGTTCGTTAAAGGCGGTTTGCTGCTTCTGCAGAGCAGACTCCAGTTCAGACAGGCGTTCTTCCTGCTCAGACAGGGATTTTTCGGTGCGTGCGCTCAGGTTTTGCTGCTCAGTAGCGACCAGCTCCACGGCCTTATGCACATCAGAGAACCGGGCATCGTCTGACTGCTCTTTTTTGGTGAACAGCGCCGTGACGCGGGAAAACAGGGACGGTTTGTCGTCCTGGACTTCCTCCAGTTCGATCACCGTTTCCTCTGCAGCGGTAAAGAGATTGGCAGGATTTTGCTTGCGGTTTGCCAGCGGGTTATGGGCTGCACTGGCGCTGAATGTCAGCATTTCAGTGCCCAGACTGGCAGGGTCATCAGTGGCAGCCAGGCCGACCAGGTAGGCTTTGCCCGTATCAGCAAACTTCGGGCTGACTTCCATAGAGGTGAATAATTTCTGGCCTTTTTTCACCAGTTCCACCAGGGACTCCGTTGGCTCAACGTCGGCATACAGCGCCATCTTGCCTGCCAGCGGACCTTCCGTGATTTCCTCAGCAAACAGCGCCGTCACCTTGCCGTAGCGGTTAAAGGTGCTGTCCGGCAAATAAGACTTGATGTGCTCAAGGTTAATCAGCGCGGTATACACCGCCGGGTTGTAGCTGGCTGCCATCTGTTCCAGCCATTCACGCTGGATTTCGCGTCCGTCGGTGGCGGCACCTTCCACCCCGATGCGAAAACGCTTTGCTTTCACTGTCATGAGCCGTGCTCCGTTAGAAAAAACTTACTGGAGCCTTATGGTTGCGGTGATGGGGGTAGTGAAACAATGCGCGGTATTTGTACCGACAACCACACAAACCGCAGGCGGGGAAAGCCTTCATTCAAGGCTGTAGGTTTGTGCCATGAACACCACACTGACACCCGCAGATCTCGATCCCCGTCGGCAGGCCATGCTGCTGTACTTTCAGGGATACCGCGTAGCCCGCATTGCTGAAATGCTGGGCGAGAAAGTTGCAACCGTTCACAGCTGGAAAAAACGCGACAAGTGGGGTGATTATGGGCCGCTGGATCAGATGCAGCTCACCACCGCCGCACGCTACTGCCAGCTCATCATGAAGGAGCACAAAGAAGGGAAAGATTTCAAAGAGATTGACCTGCTGGCGCGCCAGTCGGAGCGCCACGCGCGGATCGGCAAGTTTAACAATGGCGGCAACGAAGCCGACTTAAACCCTAACGTCGCCAACCGCAACAAAGGCCCGCGTCGTCAGCCGGAAAAGAACGTTTTCACCGATGAACAGATTGAGAAGCTGGAAGAAATCTTCCATTCCTCCATGTTCAACTATCAGCGCCACTGGTGGGAAGCCGGAAAAACCAACCGCATCCGCAACCTGCTGAAGTCACGCCAGATCGGTGCGACCTTTTACTTTGCCCGTGAAGCCCTGATTGACGCCCTGCTTACCGGACGTAACCAGATTTTCCTTTCTGCCAGTAAGGCACAGGCTCACGTCTTTAAGCAGTACATCATCGACTTCGCCAAAGAAGTGGAGGTGGAGCTGAAAGGCGATCCGATGGTGCTTCCCAACGGGGCCACACTGTATTTCCTCGGCACCAATGCCCGCACGGCCCAGAGTTACCACGGCAACCTGTATCTGGATGAATATTTCTGGATACCGAAATTCCAGGAGCTGCGCAAAGTGGCTTCCGGTATGGCTATTCACAAGAAATGGCGACAGACCTATTTTTCCACGCCATCCAGCCTGACACACAGTGCTTATCCGTTCTGGTCCGGTGCGCTGTTCAACCGTGGGCGCAACAAAGCCGATAAGGTGGACATCGACCTGTCCCACAGCACTCTGGCCCCCGGCCTGCTGTGCGCAGACGGGCAATACCGCCAGATAGTCACCGTGGAAGATGCGGTACGCGGCGGCTGTAACCTGTTCGACCTCGACCAGTTGCGCATGGAGTACAGCCCGGACGAATACCAGAACCTGCTGATGTGCGAGTTCGTTGACGATCTCGCATCTGTGTTCCCGCTCAGCGAATTGCAGGCGTGCATGGTGGACAGCTGGGAAGTCTGGACCGACTTTCATGCACTGGCCCTGCGCCCGTTTGGCTGGCGCGAAGTGTGGATCGGTTATGACCCGGCAAAAGGTACGCAGAACGGCGACAGCGCCGGATGCGTGGTGGTGGCACCGCCAGCCGTGCCAGGCGGTAAGTTTCGCATTCTTGAGCGTCACCAGTGGCGCGGGATGGACTTCCGCGCCCAGGCTGACGCCATCAAAAAACTGACCGAACAGTACAACGTGACCTATATCGGTATCGACTCAACCGGCGTCGGTCACGGGGTTTACGAGAACGTGAAAGCGTTCTTTCCTGCCGTCCGGGAGTTTGTCTACAACCCCAACGTTAAAAACTCCCTGGTACTCAAGGCCTACGACATTATCAGCCACCGCCGTCTGGAGTTTGACGCCGGACATACCGACATTGCGCAGTCATTCATGGCAATCCGTCGCGCCACCACCGCCAGTGGCAACCGCCCGACCTACGAAGCCAGCCGCAGCGAAGAAGCCAGCCATGCCGATCTGGCATGGGCAACCATGCACGCACTGTTTAACGAACCGCTGCAGGGCGAGTCCGCCAATACCAGCAATATTGTGGAGATTTTTTGATGAAAGAACATATCGCGCCAGGCGAAACCGTAACTGCAGAAGAAACTAAAAAACCCGTTGCGGAGGCTTTCAGCTTTGGTGATCCCATTCCTGTACTGGACCGCCGCGAACTGCTGGACTATGTGGAATGCGTACAGATGGATCGCTGGTATGAGCCGCCCGTCAGCTTTGACGGACTGGCGCGCACCTTCCGCGCCGCCGTGCACCACAGCTCCCCGATCAGTGTTAAGCGTGACATTATCAGCAGTACCTATATTCCACATCGCCTTCTCAGCCAGCAGGCATTTACCCGTTTTGTGCAGGACTATCTGGTTTTTGGTAACGCCTACCTGGAGAAACGCACGAACCGCTTTGGTGAAGTTATTTCGCTGGAGCCTGCACTGGCAAAATACACCCGACGCGGGCTTGACCTTGAAACATACTGGTTTGTGTAATACAGCCTGACGACACAGCCGTATCAGTTCACAAAAGGTAACGTCTTCCACCTGATGGAGCCGGATATCAACCAGGAGATTTATGGTCTGCCGGGTTACCTTTCTGCCATTCCGTCAGCTCTGCTCAACGAATCCGCCACGCTGTTCCGCCGCAAGTATTACATTAACGGCAGCCACGCAGGCTTCATCATGTACATGACCGACGCCGCACAGAACCAGGAGGATGTGAACAACATCCGCAAGGCAATGAAAAGCGCTAAAGGACCGGGCAACTTCCGCAACCTGTTTATGTACTCGCCTAACGGCAAAAAAGATGGCATTCAGATTATCCCGTTGTCGGAAGTCGCGGCGAAGGATGAATTTCTGAACATCAAGAACGTCAGCCGCGATGACATGATGGCGGCTCACCGCGTACCGCCGCAAATGATGGGCATCATTCCCAACAACACTGGCGGCTTTGGGGATGTGGAAAAAGCGAGCCGTGTCTTCGTCCGCAATGAACTGATGCCCCTGCAAAAACGACTGCAGGAGCTGAATGACTGGCTGGATGAAGAGGTTATCCGTTTTGAAGCCTATGACTTAGGACTTAAGGGCAAACGAAGCTGACATACTCATAACATCAATAACCGACCAACTCTCACAACGCCTCAGCAGCATTCTGCGGGGCGTTTCTTTTTGCCCTGACACCTCCCCCCCCCCTCCACTAAATGAGGCCGCCAGCGGGCCAGAGGCTGTGCCGGATTTTGGCCATTTTACCCCGTTGCGCGCGCTCGTATCCCCGCCACGCCTGCCCGCTTTATGTAGTGGTTTTCATGCACCTGCATGATCTACGCAAAAGCCCACCAGTTCTGGCGGGCCTTAGCAAAAACGATCCTCAAACGATCATGCGATCTCATGCGGCATAGACATGCACTACAGAGCTAACGCCTCGCAAGGGCTCGTTGTTCAACCTTGCTGACGCCAGAAACAAGTTCAGACGCCAGCAACGTTTCTTAATGCAGCCAGCTGTCGTCTTCCCACACCTTCTGCATAATTTTCATCACTTGCTTCCTTTCTTCGTCCAGTTGCAGTCCGGTCAGTTCCACACCGTTAGAGCTACCTTTGCGGATACGAATTACCGTTTTGGGATACAGGGGGCGCAGATTACGGTAAAGCTCGGATTCAAGGGCGTCCAGGGTAGACTGGCTAATCTTCTGCTCTTTATCGATCATTATTTCAATGCGCATAAAAGTCACCTCAGCTGATGACATCCATTGAGCGGTTGTATTCGTGGCTTCTGATTTTTGCCATGAGTTCATCAGTCAATTCAGAAACCCACTGCAGAGCCAGTCCCTTCTCTTCATCACTACACTCACTGGCCGCTACAAGCTTAAGAAAAAAATCAATGCGCTGGAGCTTCAAAGACTCCAAAAAATAGTCCTGCATCTTTCCTCCTATGACACCACACGCAATACTGTATGTATAACCACTGTTTATATTTACAGTATATAATAATCTTACTGATGTAAAACGTTTTTTTACGTTTATCAGCCTGATATGCTTGGTATTATTAAGAGCACGAATGGTTAACCATCGTAATTAATACAGGTTTCGCCACTTATCATCTTCCTGCAAACGCTGGTTCCGATAGAAGATACGCAGGCCTGCTCCTGACGAAATACTGCCGCCGCGAAGGAGTAAATCGACCTCTTTCTCGCTACCATCAAACCCTCTGGACTTCAGCTCATACACGAGCTGCTGTCGCTGATGGTCTGTAATTCGCTGTTTGTAGTCTTTACACCGTTTCGGTTTAACCAGGTGTAACCTTGCTGCCAGTTCCCGGCGTTCTTTTTTGCTCATACTGTGCAGGTAATCGTGCAACTCCTTGTCATCCATGCGGGTGATATCCGTTCTGGTATCCCCATCAGCTGATTTGTCTTTCCCTTGTTGGTTCAAATTTTCAGCAAGGGGACAGTTATTGCCACGAGTCCAAGGGGCGCAAGCGCCCTGGTCGGCTGCCGCCTCCTGAATGTCAACGGCCTTACGAACCATTTTCCACTTCACCGCATGAGTGCAGATCTTGCCCTCTGCAATGGGTGACCAGATGCCATAAATACGAATACCGTGATCGCCATAGGCGGTCGGCTCTTCGTTGATTTCATAAGCGGTTCTGATGAGGTGATATTTGCGGGGAACCAGTACGCCGCCCTGCTTCATGATGTAGGTGGCAAAACAGCCAGCATCAGCGGCAGCCAGGATGGCATCAAGGCGCGGGTTATCCAGTACCGGCGCACCTGCTTTTTTGTCCCCCTGTTGCCTTGCCGCCTGACCAGCCAGCAATCGCAGTTCACGGTAAGCCTGACGCCCCGGAATGCCAAAGAAGCGGAATTGCTGAACACGATGCAGAGACGCCCAGGCATTAACGTATTCGGCGTTATCACGCAGGGATTTACCCGTTTCCTTGCTGATCTCGCCAGCCAGACCACGCCCGTCAATGTTCTTACTGATGTATTTCGCGATGTAGCTTGTTGGCGTACCTTTGCGCGGGTTTATCAGCTCAGACTTAAAGCGTGGTTCCGTGTTATTACCCAGCTCCTCGCGGTCTTCACGAATGGCAAACTTACGCAACAAAGCAGTAATGGCGCGGCGATCTTTTTTGCGCATAAAACACAACAGGTGCCAGTGAACTGTACCGTCATGATGCGGCTCAGCCACCCGCACGCCATACCAGCGTAATCCGGCTTTGTGCATCGCCTTACGAAATGCAGCAAACATACCGACCAGATAATCACTGCTTTGTCTTACCGTCGCATTTGTCCAGGTCGGGTTGGGCCTGCCGTTATTTAGCGTGGAATGGAAACGTGACGGACAGGTGATGGTGTAGAAAACGGCGCAGTCACCGCGCATTTCCGCGATAAGCTCCAGACCTTTAACACAGGCCATCATCTCATTGCGGCGATGCGCAGGGTTGCTGCTGCTGGCGTTTACCACGTCTTCCATATCCAGCGTGTCGCCGTCTTCGTTCACCAGTTCATAAGAACGGAAAAACTCCAGCGACTTACGGCGCTGCTCACGTTTATGCATCACGGCTTCATAGCTGACATAGGGAGATGCTTTTTTGCTGACCAGGCAAACAGCACGCAACTGCTCTTCCCGCCATTCGCAACGCATCTTCCATAATTTCCGATACCACCAGTCGGCGCATAACATACGCGCCAGCGAACCCGGAATGAGTTCATAAGGCACGGGTTTACGGCGGTTTCTTTTCCGACGGAGTTGCTCAAACGCAGGCGGGATAACATCCAGACGCAGGGTTTCCGCTGCCACCTTTTCCCATGTCTTGCGGATTTCTTCTGGCGTAACATCATCGGTGGCATACAAATCGCCACAAGCTGTATCAAGGCACATGCTCATATGCGCAGCTACCAAGGTGGACAGGCGTTTCACCTGATCCTGACTCATTTCAGGCAGGATCAGCAGGCCGTCCAGCCCTTCATGGCTTGCCATAAAGCGAAAAGAAGTGGATAGCTGACTGTCGCGTACATGCTCCAGTCGTTCCAAGCATGGCTTAATCGTCTCACGCAAATAGCGGGAATAAGCCTTTGGCCTGCCCAGGCTGCTGAAGTATTTAATACGTTGCATCAGCGGCTTGCTGATATGGGAAGGCTGGGCGTTGACCTCCGCCAGAATGGCCATGTCTGGATTAAAACGCTGCTGCTCATGCGCCAGCTTTGCCCGGCTAATTAGCTTATCCTGCTCCATTTCGCGTTGGACAGGATCACGGGATTCATTAAAGAAATAACGCTCCCAGACCTGATCACTCAGTGCCTCGCGGCGCAGTTGTTCCTGCTCGTTATCGGCAGCGTACAGAGTGATCAGGTTTGAAAGCGCAGAAACCGGCGCAACTTCCGCCGGGTCCAGATAAGGGTTAATGGCCTTTTTCGGGCTGTTCCATGAGAATGCTGCGGCGACCTCGTTAAAGCCGCTGCAGTTGTTCATATCAGCATGGCTCATGCACGCACTCCGTACACGACGGAACAATCCACGCCACGCGAAGGATCAAATCCTACCCAGCAGCGCGGCCCGGAAACAGCGATGATTTCTGTTGCAGATTTACTCTCACCAGCTGCCACGCCGATGCTGCGTTTTTCCTTGATGTAGTGGTGAGTAAAATTGCGATACAGCGAACGGATCAGGGATGTGTCACTGTTAGAAACAATGACCGGATGACCTTCAGATGATCGATGTTCAAGAACGGATGCCAGGTGATACTGGTCATCTTCAGTGAAGCCATCAGTGTGATAGCCGGAAAACGTACCGTCATAAGGCGGATCGCAATACACCACATCCCCCGCCTTCAACATCGCCAGCGTTTCATCAAAGCTGGCGCAGATAAACGTTGCCCGCTGGGCTTTCTCTGCAAATGCGCGAATTTCTTTTTCAGGGAAATACGGATTTTTATAATTACCGTAGGGAATGTTGAAATACCCGCTCTTGTTATAGCGACATAGCCCACGGTAACCATGACGATTGAGATACAGAAAATATACCGCTTTCATGAAATCAGTAATTTCAGTGGAGTAATTAAACTCCTGCCTTATGTTGTAATAAGCCACCTCTCTGTTTGCTTCCTCAAATAAAGCTCTGGCACGAGATATAAACGCCTCACAATCAACAGCAACCTTTTTATAGAGGTTGATTAAATCAGGATTAATATCCGCAACCAGATAGCTGGGGTAATCCGTCTCCATCATCACAGCACAAGAACCCGCGAAAGGGGTAATGACTCCAACTTACTGATAGTGTTTTATGTTCAGATAATGCCCGATGACCTTGTCATGC